CCCGTCGTTACCGAGGTTCCGGTGCCCGACTGATCGTTGTTCTGGATCATCGAGGTTGCCATTGCCTGCTGGAACTCCATCAGCATATCGTCAACAACGTTAGCCTCGAGGCCGTCGATGTCATCAAGTGCTGCGGTACGGATGGGGAACTGAGCGTTCAAGTCCTTGAGGATTACCTGCCAAATGCTTGTGGCTTCAGTTGTTGGTGTGCCGTTATTCTGAACGGTGTAACCCCACTGAGCACCTGCATTGCCGGTCTTGACGCGGAACTGATAAGCCGAACCGTCAGTTGCAACGATACGCGACAGATCCATCAAGGGATTTCCGAGACGCTTTGCAGCGAATACAGGATCGTAAGCTGTGCGGCCACCAACGTCGTAGCCGGAGCCCGTAAGAGCCGAGGCTTCCTTGATGTACGCTTCGCACTGGTCAACCGATTCAAAGATCTTGACTTCGCGCTCAATATTGTTACCGGCCTTAAGGTACTCCTTAAGAACGTCCTTGAAGCGACGATTTGCTTCGCCACGGACAGTCTTGTGAATAGGACGGATGATCGAAGGAGCGGCAACTTTCGCCTCTAAAGCGGCAATATTTGCTTCGGTTTCGGTTTTAAGCGACTCGACAGCCTCGGCAACTTTCGCCTCGACAGCCTGAGCGGTTTCTGCCAGTTTGGCAGCGCTAGATGCTTCGATTGCATCCAGTTTTTCAATGACTTTTTCCAACATTTTGATTCTCCTAACGGGTTGCGATTGCTTTCAGCAGCTCGCGGTATTCGAGCGCCTCTAGCAGTTTCACCGCTGCGTCCGAATCACTCGGGTTAGCGGGTTGCTTAACAGATTCAACATCACGTTGTTCAATAATCTGTTTCAGCAATGCGGATGCAGCGGTGGCATCCTTTCTTGAAAGTCCAGCATCACGCAGGGCTTTCTCGATCACTCTCGGATTGGGCTTGTTGTCCATCCAGTATTCAAGTTTGCTGATTTCAGCCTTCGGATTATTCGGCTGCATCACGATAGAAACCTCGGCTAGGCCACCTTTGACGATCTGAAAGAACATGTCGGGATCGTCTGTAGGTTCACCGTTCTCATCCACCATTTGATACTCATCAGCATAAGCACCAACAGAAACGCCGCCGACCATCCGCGGGCTTTCCTTCATGATCGTGTACAAATCCGAGCCGGAAGTGGTGTTCAGGAAGATCTTGCCCTTCCCGGTCATACCCTCGTCAGTAATGTCGAACTGTGACCATTCGCCGACGGGCATCATGTCGCTTGAGTGTTGAAAGTACATCGGCAGCGGTCTGCCCGACTCTTGCCACATCTCGTGCCACGCCTCAAAAGCCTCTGGCGTATAAAAAAACCGTCGACCGTCAGCGCCCTCTCTCGCGCCCCACGTCGTAAGTGTGGCTTCGATTTCACCCATAGGTTCGCCCGTCGCCTCGTCAGCCTTGCGGCCTAACTCAACTTTGGCTTCGTAGAAAAAAGTGATGTTCTTAGCCATTGATAGGTTCCTTTTTAACCATTCCATCTACCAACTTAGGCTTTGGCTTCCTCTTATCTGCCGCGGCCTTGAGTTTCTCCAATAGATCCTTAAGCATTTCCGGCTCTGCCTGTTTTACCGACCACCTTAAGGTTTCCACCACCGCCTGTGTCTTGCGGAGAGCTGCCGGGAATAGGGCCATCGCTACCAGCGGCAAGCAACAGATCATCAGCACCATCAAGAGAATTAAGTCCCAAATATTCACGCGCCTCATTCTGCGTAAGAATCCCATTCTTGACTCCTGCAACGACGTAATTCATCTGATCTAGCGGAGCGCCCTTCAAGAAGTCTTGCGTCTGAAACTGAACGTGTAAATTCGGATAGCCCTTCAACAGCGACAATTTTAACCGCTGCTCAACGTTCGTAATGAACGGCATCATCGTTGACTTGTAGAACTCATCTAGCATCGTTTGGGTATTGTTGTACTTTGACTCGCCGACTCCGATCATCGCCGGAGGCACACCAAACAATCCACAGATACGCGTCATTGTTTGTTTCTTAAGCTCTCTTGCATCCACATCCTGAAGCGTTAGAGGCTTAATAGCTTCGTAGGTCATGCCCTGATCCAACAACATCGACTGCCCCGGCTTACTCTGATCCGAAGGCTGACTGTTAAGCATGTTCGTCCACGCTTCTTTAAGGCGGGATGCAATCTCTTTGAACTTTGAATCGGGGATGACTTGCTCAGTACGAAATAAACCCGATGGCTTTGCACCGTTAAGCATGATGAAGTTGGAATAAAGGTCGATGTCCTGATCTAAGGAAACCAACTCAACAGCTTGCAAGCGATTAAACGAACTGGAGCCTTGCCACGGCTCGCTCTTCGTGTGCATGACTTGAAAGTATTTGAGTGGCTCGTCTTTGTTGAAGCCGTAAGAAGAACTCGTAAGCGTGTAGAAAGGATAACGCGTCTCTGAGATCCTCGGTACGATCAGCGTCGAGTCTAAGACGTACATCTCCAGCGGGATCTGCGTCGGCTCTTGCGCGTCTTTCCTCCAAAGTAATACGAAAGTCTCACCGGCCAGCTCATGCCACATCGTGAACTGATACCAAAACTCGTATTGACTCTGGAAGTTATTAGGATTCGCAAGTAAATTGAGAACGCTTGCCGCTCGGCTCTTTTCGCGCTCTGGAACGCTCGGATCGGTCTGTGTGTCTACAAACGTGCCGTCAGCCTGCTTAGACATGATCTTGACGGGTAATTGAGCAAGAGAACGTGCTTTTGCTCCCACGCAAGCCATCACAGTCGAGTTTCTAGCAAGTGTCGTTATGTCGACAGTTCGCCCTGCTTCGTTAACAGCAGAGGTCGTTACATACAGTAATTGGTTAGAACCGTAGCCCTGCCCCTTACCGCGGAGCATGACGTTATTGCCTAAAACAGTGTTACCAAAGAGCGAATTCGACTCTTTTTTGTCTGTTTTACGCTTAAATACGTCGAATAAGCCCATATTTACCCCTAGAAAACTCTGAATCCGTACGATTCAGACGGCATCGGGTTGTCCAGACTACAGTGCATCGCAATAATCAAGGCAATAATCCCGTCAACCTTAGCGTGACGATCCACACCGGCTTTCTTGACTTTGATGTTGCCTTGAACGTCTGTAAACACTTCGCAATTGCCCAGTTGATGTCCTAAGAATGGGTTTCCGTCGTGTCTGATCTTGTGGCTTAGAATGAGTCGCTCGACATGCTTTGACGGGTTAGAAAGCACCGCCATTCCTTGACCGACTTTCTTAACTGGCATTCCGACTTCGTACAGCCTTGCTACTAAAGCCGCAGCATTATAAGCGTCGTAGCCTACTTCTTTTATGTCGTATTTCTGGCTTTGCCCAATAATATACGCGGAAATCTCTCTATCGTCCATCACGTTACCTTCGGTGATATGCAAGACCCCCGAATTGATCGCTTGCCTGAAGATGTCCTGATAATGAGTGGGTAGTAATTCAAAGCCATCCTCGGGAAGAAAGAACTTCCACTCCGCCTCGTAATCGTCCTCGGCAAACCTCTTTAATGTACAAACAGCGTTTAGATCTCGTGTCGCCGCTAGGTCAAAACCTATAAATACCGCTTCGGGTTCTCTTTCTGTCAGCCCTACAGACTCATCCCAATGTGTGCGATCAACCCACGCGGTTTCAGCAGAAACATAGACGTTAAGTGTTTTGCAAAGAAACTCGTTAAGTGCCGCAGGCTTAATCTTCGCTTCTTCGCAACGGGCAACAATCGCATCGTGCGAGACCGAGATATTGTGCATCGGGTTAGCTTTAGCCCATACCTTTTCATCTCGCCAATCGTCTCCAGCGTCCAAAGAGTAAAGAAGGCCAAACCACCTCGGGTTATCAGGTACATCCTGATGAAGGATATGCTCCATCACCTGAAAGTCCTCAAAGAACTTTGTGTCGCGGGTAAAAGAAGCGGTGGTTATGTATAACCGAAGAGGATTAAGCCGAGATACCATCCCCGAATGCAAGACCTCAATCGCATTCCTGTCTACGATCTGACTCGCCTCGTCAATGATCGCGCACGAAGGGTTGAGCCCGTCTCCGGTCTTTTTAGTGTCCCGGCTGAGAGCTTTCATCATGCTCTGGCTGTCGCCGTTCTTCACAATCGTAAATTTGCCGAGAATAAAGAGCCTCGAGATCTCCTGCGGCAACGTTTCGACGAAACCCTTAGCGGTAGTAAACACGATTGACGCTTGATCGCGGTTTGTAGCGAGCGTGTAGACCTCTGCGCCCGCTTCCCCGAAGGCTAGTTCATAAAGAGCGATAAGAGCCGTCAGCGTCGATTTACCAGCCTTTCTGGGGATGTAAACAATGACATCCTGCACCATCCGTTTGCGTCGGTCTTTCTTACTCCTGAATCCGTAGATGGCACAGATAATAAGAATTTGGAAAGGTTCTAGCGTAACGGCATGTCCCGCCCATTGACCTTTTACATGCTTGCAAAGTGCGGTGAACTGTAGAAAGTGGTTGACAGGACCGGGATCAAAAACCCATTCCCACTCTTTGTTTTCTATGTGATTTAAGAAACGCTGGCAGGCTAGGCGAACATTTCGACAAGCGTCGATCTCGCCTTTTACGATGCCGACAGCGTAGGCAATACCATCTTCTATTCTCATGTGCCGAACTTAGGCCCTGCTAGGAATTCGCCCATCTTAGAGCCGTCCTCAAGTTTGTTTGCCGCCAATCGAGAGCGCGGAGTGAGTCCTAGTTCATTCATTAGCTTAATTGCATTGTCCATCGCTTTATTTGCAAGCGCGATATAAGGGTTTGGTGCGTGCGTTTTGCCGCCATTGATTTTGACTATAAGCGGGTGTTTGGTTTGTTCTTTTCTTGCGTCGATATATAGCTGGAGCTGATCTGCAAGCATCATCAGCGTGTGCCTGTCCTGATCCGAGCCGATACCATATACATCAAATAAGTAATCGGCCGTTTCTTTTACAAATCTTTCTCGGCTAAACAACGTCGGATCGTCTGCCCATTCAGCAAATGGAACCCTCACCTTTACTTTTTCAGGCAGCGGTGAGCCCATATTCATGCCTTTAGTACCTCGAACAAGATGCACTTCAGGCGGCAATTTGTTTTTAATCATGCTGACACCATTGGTTTCTTTTTGACGGATTCGCTAACAATCATAGGAACGGCGTTTCTCCACGAGATCTTATGATGTATGCGTCGATCGGTTTGTCCCATATCCATCACCTTTACACATGATGGCGCATACATTACCGAATAAAAGGATTTGACGTAAGTGCCCAAATCCAAATACATCTCGGTTAGACCTCCCGCGTTTTGCTGTGTAGGCTTTTGCTCTAGTCTAAGTCTAGGAATAGTTATGAAGAGGTAACCTCTTTTCCCGCGCTCGAGGTAGGTGTTTACATCATCATTCATACGACCTATAAATTTGATGGGTCTATCGACTGCAAAAAGAAAGGAATTCATGATCTTTCGTGAAAACTCACCTTTTTGGATTTTTTTGCCAAAAAGACTGCCTTCGCCGCCAATAAAATCGCCCCCCTGAGCGAAAGCAACACAATGCGCTTTAGCGTCCTCTAAGAAGTCAATGACCGAATCAAGAATAGGATCAAGACTACTAATTGTTTTATCTGATATGTATTGGTTGTGATTGTTAGCAGCCCATCTAAAACTAGAGTAGTCGTCATCGAGTTGCCAGAAGTGAGTCAGCTTTAGCTTTTTTGCTACAACAAAATTCCAGTTTCTTGCATATAGAACCGAGTTGCGTTTTTTGAAGTTGTCGCCACTATCGGTAATTTTTGCCGCCTCTTCTTTGGGAAAAACAATCACTTGATCGCCGTACAAATCTTTATACTTGCTTGATTGCTTGTCTTGATCGTCAATGAGTAAATAGATTTTGCCCGTGTAACCCGCTTTGCGTAGCGTTTCGTATGTGTAGACTCTATCGGCTCGGCCGTGAGTAAGAATAAAAACTGCAAATTTTTTACTCTTCATCGGTTTCTCGTGTGTAGATTTCAGACAGAGACTGACTTAACTTTGCAAACCCGTTTTCAATCGCTTTGTCAAAGTCAATGATGACAAGAGCGCTGTCCTCCATGAGCCTTTGAGTAGCAGGCGAAGAATGCGCGTAATACTCGGCTATCTGCTGAAAATCAAACTGAAAGTGTCTTGTGGCCGCATCAAGTAAAAACTGTCTTTCATCTTCAGGGATAACGGCTGCCTCAATCGAGGAAATAAGCTCTAACGCTTTATCTTTCTTGTAAAGATCCTGTATCGGCGGCTTCGGACCTTCTGGCGTATAGACAGGAGCGCTCACTTTGTCTGTGTATTTACTATCGTTTTGTTCGTCTTTATCTTCGTATGACTTAATTTCTTTTTCTTCAAAGCCTATCAACTCGAGGTCAAACCCTTCTAGCTGCAACTCTTCTAATTCAATCGCCAGCAGTTGATCGTCCCACGAGGCATTTAGAGCGATTTTGTTGTCAGCAATAATCAAGGCTTTCTTTTGCGTCTCTGACAAATGCGACAGCTCAATCACAGGAACTTCGGTCATTCCTAGTTTGCGCGCCGCAGCAAGGCGACCATGTCCTGCAATGATTCCGTTGTCGCCATCGACCAAAATTGGATTGGTCCAACCGAACTCTTTTATCGACGCAGCGATCTGCGCGACTTGCTCATCTGAATGCACACGCGAATTTTTTGCGTAAGGGATCAACCTTTCAACGCTTGTGTTTTGAACCTTCATAAAAGCCTTTCATAGTTTTTTGCTATCGGTTTTTTACGCCACCCCCCTGTAAAGTGACTCTACAGAAAATTCAGGGCGGCGGCTTGCGTG